GAGGATACGCCAGAGCGGGGAGCGTCGATGATCGTCATTCCCTTTAACGTGGTATAATCGGCCGTGATGGTGACGCCGCCCTTGATCGTCGCATCGCCCACGATCCGCAGCTTGTCGTTGTCTATATAGAGCGAGCCGAACTCGACGCCTTCCTCTAGTGTAATCGTGGACCAGTCCGGGGCGTTGGTCTCCGCCGCCCGCAACTGGTTAGTCGTGCTGACGTGGTATGTCTGGGCGGTCATTTCAGGCTCGGTATTCAATGGTGATAAGGCGCGGCGCCCTCTCGGGCATCCGCCGCGTGCGGTGGTGGATCGGCTTATCCTTCGCCGAGCCATGATAGCTGCCGACGAGCGAGGTGAACGAGTAGCGCCACTCGTGGCTGCCGACGATCCATGTCCCGTCCCAGAGACGCACGGGCCACAAGGCGAAGCCTTTGCGCCATGCGTCGCGGCCGGGGGCGTCTATGGGCGGGTGGCGGAGGATCATGCCCGCCCCGCTTCTCGGACAGTCGCCCAATGGAGCGATTCCTTGGCTTCGGCCAAGTCGCCGCGCGTCCTGAGCAACTCCGCTCGCGCCTTCCCGAGTTCGGCGATCAGCGCGTCGCGCTCGGCGGTGACGTCAGAGATCCGCTCATCCCGGAGGATCGCCTCGTTCGCCTCGGTGATCTTGCGGCGGACTTCGACCCAGTACCCCGAGCGAAATCTCCCGTTCCATTCGATGCTGGGGGCGCGATGCCCTCCTGCCGCCATGAACGACCCGAGCAGGCGGCTGTCGCCTTGCAGTAGCGCCTCGATGATCTTGTCGGTGCGGTGTCGGACCTCATCGTTGAGCACGTCCGGCATCCGGTCCATGATATCGTCGCACAAGGCGCTAAACATCTCATCCAGAGCGTTACGCACTGGCTCCATTGCCGTCGCTACGATGCTATCGGAGGCTGAGGCCGCGCCCATGAGCGCCTCGTGGAACGCTTCCCCGACGTTCCAGCGGGTGATCTCTTTGCTCATATCAAATCGTCCCTTCCAATCGAGCGCAGCGCCTCGGCCCGGGTGAACCCGCCGATGCGGGTTAGCGTGAGGTAATCGGCGTGCTCCTGCGGCTTCAGTGCGTCCGTCCAGTGGGGACGGCGCTTGCCTGCCGCCCGGACACCCTCCGAGATGGCCTGCCGATGCTGGGGGCGGAGAGGGCCGCGGGAGCCGCTGGCGTTGCGCGCGTTGATGGCGCTCTTTTCTTCGGGGGTCAGCATTTGGCTCCTTTCACGGTAAGCAGGCCCTCGGCCAGCCATGCGTTTTGAGTTTCACGAAGCGCGCGGAGAACCACGCCCTCGGGCGGGCGATCATAGCCGCGCCCGTCAATGTCATTGTGGCAGCCGAAACATGCGAATACGGCGAACGTATCCGATGGCTTCTGGCCGATCCCGGCGCCGCTTCCGGGCCGGAGATGGGCAAGGACGGTCGTCTCCCCGCCCCCGTCGCAGTTGGTCCAGCGGATAGTGCATGGGCGGCCCTTGGCGCTCTGGCGGAGGACCGGAGAGACGAGAGTGAATGGCTTCGGGCAGGGGTTGAAGTCCTTCATCTCTTCCTCGCTACGCCTTGCGGGTTTCGGCGTTGCGTGCACGAGCCGCACCGATACGGGTTCGATAACCTCGCGCGTTCTGACGGGCTGAAAGCCTTGCGCTTGCCGCAGTCCACGCAGACGACGAACTCATCAAGCGGGCGGGCGCCGAACGGCTTATGTTTCATGCCGCCACCCCCGCCAAGAGACGCTCGATCCATTCGAGCACATTGGATTTGCTGCGCTGGAACTCCTCCGCCCCCATCGCCGCCTTGCTCTGGCTGTGCGGAGTCCAGACCTTCACCGTCCCGTCGCGGGCTTCGGTAATCGCGTAGCCGTGCGCCTGAGTGGCGAGGTGCCCGACGTAGGCGCCGACGCGCTCCGCCGCGGCCTTGGAGCCGCAGACGATCACCTCACAATTGCAATGGCCGGTGGCGATCAGCGCATGCTTTCTCAGCGTGTCGCTGCTCTTGGCGTAGGGCTGGCACGCCATGCTCTCGGGCAGGTTGCTCCAATAGTCCGCGATGGTCGCGAACTGGTGGGAGTGGGTCTTCGCGCTCCGCTCGTGCTCGGCGTTAAGCATGACGATCTCCCCGGCGCCGAAGTCATCAGCGGCGCGGCGGAGGTGAAAGGCCGTCGTCGGGACGAAGGCGCGCCCGTCGAACACGCAGGGATAAAGGCTCATCCGGGCCACCGCATAAGGCTGGAGATGACTACCCGCTGCACGTCGGCGTATTCGATGCCCAGAGCGGCGGCGGTGGCGGTGAGGCTCTCGCCGTTGTCGCGCTCGCCCCGGCCGGCCCGCTCGCGCTCGTACGCCTCGTAAAGCGCGAGGATGGTGGCGTCGGACGGGCGCTTCATGCGATGCTCTCCCGAAGGGATCGGCGCAGAGCATCAGGATCGCCCCACGAACGAACGCGGGCGACAACCTGGTCCAGTTCTTCGTTAAACGCTTCGACGTGGCGGGCGAGCATGGCGATGTAATCGCCATCGCGCGGAGCCCGGTAGGTCAGCAGCGGCATACCGGGGAAGTAGACGACCAAGTCGGCCCAGTCGCGCTCGGCGATCCAGAGCTGGCCCTGTACCTGCGCCTTGTGCTCCGGCGGGAAGTCGTCCCGCATCATGCAGTCGATCAAGATGTGAGGCGCCTTGCTCTTGATCTCCAAGATTCCATCGGCGCCGATGAGGCTATCAGGCGAGGCCCCGGCTCGGCCGTTGCGGATGAAGCCGACTGGCTCCGGGTCGCAGTCCTTCATAAAGGCGTAAGCGTTGCGAGCCTCGGGCTCGACCGCGTGGCCGCGCTCCATGTAGCCGTTGCTATAGTTCTCGGTGGGCTGGCCGGTGATGATCTCGCCGGCCAGCTTGTGGAGGTAGGTCCGTCTTGTGAGGCTAGGGCTTTTCCCGTCCTTCCCTTTTGCGATGACCGTGGAGAACTGCGAGGCGGTCGGAATGCCTAGCCGCGCGGCCAGCCATTCCGTAGTGTTCTGCTCGACGTTGACGAGCTCAGGCATGGGCTCCGCCCTTGACCACAGGCTGCGCGATCTTCTGCCAAAGCATCGCCTTGGCCGCCTCGAACTTGGTAGCGGGCAGTTCCTCCAGCATCTCGACCTTGAACGTAGCGAGGAACTTGCCCTCGTCGGCCTCGGCCTTCCCGAGAAGCTCGCGGATGATGCGGAACTCATCTTCGTTGATGCTGCCGGCCGGCGCTCCGCTTGCCTTGCCGTCGTCATCATTCGAGACGGCGAGGCCGAGCGCGGCCTTCAGCGTGTACCGCTGGAGGTAGGTGATCGCCGAGCCGACCGCTTGTATCGGGTTCTTATTCCCCGATGCGTCGACGTTTGAGGTTAGCGTCGTCTCCTCGCTGTGGCCGTCCCTATGAGCCAAGACACAGGTGACAGTGACTCGCGCCTCGGTCTGTTGGGTGCGGTAGCGGTAGGAGAGGCCGTGGCGGGCAAGGATAGGATCGACGGCCCGCGCGATCTGCGCGAAGTCCTCGTGTCGATAATCCGTCTTCGCCCCGCCGTTCTTGGCCTCGAATCCGACATGGCGGTTCTTCGTGATTTCCGGGATTTCGCCCTTTGCGGCGGAAATAGCCTGATCGAAAGCCTTGCGCGCCTGCGCCGCCTCGATCCGCTCCTGCATCGCCAGCATCTTTTCGAGCTTGTCGAACGGGATGCTATCGTCCCGGAGGACACGTTCGATCAGGATGGACATTCCGGTCGGCTGAGGCTCGGCGATGGCGAGCGCGCGGCGGTAAGTGTCGGGGGCTTCGGCGGCCTGAACGGCGGCCTTGCTGGGGGCGACCGTCTCTGCCTCCTCCGCGTTCATGAGAAATTGCGGCTTCGTTGTCATCAGTTCCACTTTCCCTTGTGCTTCATGGCGCCCTCAATCTCGGCGAACCGCTCGCAGGCCATGCGGAGGGCGAGGGCGAGCGTCCCGAGGCGGCGGCAGGTATCCGCGCGGTCGGAGACGAACGCCTCCTCGAGCAGCGCCTTCAGGGCATCGTCGGCATCGGACATTGCGGCGAAAATCTCAGCGTGGGTGTGGGGCATCAGCACCGCTCCTCCGATGTGACGCGGGAGCCGCGCTGAAAAGTGGCCGTCTCGGAAACCTCCCGCTGGCCGAACGCGCCGCGCATGTCCTCGATGTCGGAGAGCAGCCGGGCCACCTGCTCGCCGAGACGCTCCAGCGTCAGAGAGACGAGGTACTCGGGCAGGAGCGCCATCTGCGTCAGAATTGCCAACTCGTGCGCGACATCGTTGGCGCGGTGGACAGCCATAGCGGCGCTGCGCGGGGCTTCGCGATGTACCTTCATCTGTCGTCTCCATACTGGCAATCGTGGCACCAATCGGTCTCGCCGTAGCCGAGCCAGCATTTGCAGACCGGGCATCGGGGATCGTCGGCGTCCGTGCCTTCGATCAGGTCGAGAAGGGCGCGGCTGCGCATGGCGTCTTTGTCGGCGCGGAGAGTGAGGAGGCTGGCGTAGCAGCCGGAATAGGGGCGGCTCATCGTGCGGCCTCCACAACGGCGGCCAACTTACCGTCCTTGACCCGGTAGCTGACGCCGGCCTTGATCCCGTCCTCGCCGACATAGCCGACCGCCGTGCGGTAGCGGTCGGCGCTACCATCCCACCAGCGAAGATGAATGGTGCCCTCGTCCCCGGCGGTGGCGGTGCCCTCGTCCCCGGCGGTGGCGGTGCCCCTGTCCCCGGCAGTGGCGGTGCCCCTGTCCCCGGCAGTGGCGGCGCCCCCGACCCCGGCGGTGGCGGTGCCCCCGTCCCCGGCAGTGGCGGTGCCCCAGTCCCCGGCAGTGGCGGTGCCCCTGTCCCCGGCAGTGGCGGTGCCCCCGACCCCGGCGGTGGCGGTGCCCCCGTCCCCGGCAGTGGCGGTGCCCCTGTCCCCGGCAGTGGCGGTGCCCCCGACCCCGGCGGTGGCGGTGCCCCCGACCCCGGCAGTGGCGGTGCCCCCGACCCCGGCAGTGGCGGTGCCCCCGACCCCGGCGGTGGCGGTGCCCCTGTACCCGGCAGTGGCGGTGCCCCTGTCCCCGGCGGTGGCGGTGCCCCCGACGACCGCGCCCGTCGCACCAAGCCCAACGATATGGGCTGTGGCCGCCATGCGGTTTCCACAGAAGACGACCTCAGCGCGGGGGAACTTCACCTTGCCGCCGAGGTCGATCCACTCGGCAACCTCGGCGACGATCCAGACGGCATCCGAAGCCCAGCACGCGAGGCTCCCGTCACCCTCGCCCCACAGGAAGCCGTGAAGGCCGTGGCCACACACGGCGGTCGCCTTCCAATCGGGAGCCTCGACCGGGCCGGAGCGGGGCCACGTGAACGAGCCTGCGTACGAAGTCATGTCCGCTGCGCAGCTGCGCATGATGTATGCCTTGCCCTTGTGAACCTCGGCCATCACAGCAGCACCGTCAGGGCGATGATCAGCGGCGCCCAGAACAGGCACGTGACGATGAGCAGGCCGTTCAGAACGCCGGTTATGAAGGCGGCGTGGTCTTCGGGGGCTACCGCACTTCCGCCAGCGCCGCAGTTCTGGCAGTTGCCGAAGCCGTGGATGCTGGTTCCACAGAATGCGCAGGCGTGGTCCATGTCGGGTTCTCCCGTCGGATGGGGCGGGCCGAGTTTCCCCGGCCCGCGGGTTTAGATTAGCAAGAGGTGCCGGAGCCACCGCAGCCGAGGGGCTCCTCGACGTGGCCGTTATAGTACCGCTGGTTGCCGGTGAGGGATTTGCCGCCGATGGTCACTTTACGCGGAGTGCCGAGGATAGTGTTCAGGTACCACTGGTCTGCGCCGGCGATTTTGGCGACCCGAGCGCCTCGTGCCTTGGCGTAGGTCAGGCCGCTTGTGGGATCGACAAACCGAACGACGACACGGGTAGGGTTGGCCCTCGGTCCGATATAGTCGATGGTGGAAACCCGAGGCCCAGGCCGCGAGTATTCGCCATATCCATATGTGGCGTTCCCGCTGAAGAAGTTCCCGACTGACTTAGCGAAAGAGTCGAACGAGAAGGCGTTCGCCGGGGCGGTGGCGCCCATGGCGAGGAGAAGGCCGACCGCGGAGATAGTCTTTTTAAAGTGCGTCATTTCAGTTCCCTTTGAGGTGTCCCACCACCTCGCTCCGTAGATGCAGAATTGCACGCAGCGGCGGGCGCTGTCAACAAGAAAATGCGGGCTTGACACACACGCCCCGGCGGGCGAATGTAGGGCATGAACCGCAACGCAATCCTACTCCACGAGATAGACGCCTTCTTGGCCGAGACCGGCCGCGGAGCTTATAGATTCGGGCTCGTCGCGGCTGGTAACGGGCGACTGGTCGAGCGCCTCCGCGAAGGCCGGCGAGTCTGGCCGGAGACCGAAATGAAGGTCCGAGCCTATATTCTCAGCCAACGCGCGCTTGCACCAAAGCGGGACGTTGCGCCATGAATCCGAACAGCGCGCGGCCTCATTGCCTGTCGCGCTCTGTACGTCGCGGGGTTCCTCCCTCGCCCGCGACGATACTGGCCGGGCGTTTCGGCGCCCGGTCCTTTCTCCGCTTTCGCGATCAGGCTGGCCGCCCGTCCCCTCGGGGCAGCGCCGTCCCCCCGGCCAGTGCCGGCCTGATCGCCAAGGCGGGGCCGCTATGAGCCGCTCCCCGGACTGGATCGCTATGATCGGCAGGGTTCACGCTGGTGAACGCGCACACAACGTCGCCCGCGGGCTTTTGGCGGAGGCGGCGATATGAGCTCAGTCAAAGGCGATACTTGGACTAGTAAGGCGCCAGCGACAGAGCGTCGTCGTTGCCTTGATGGCTCGGTGGTTCTGGTGTCGTCATGGTGGGCGCCGGAGGTCAGGCGCGAGGCGAGGGTAGTCCCCCGCGACGCGGTGGAGATAACCATCCGCCGGGCGCTGCTCTGCCCGCCCTCCGTTGCCGCCGCTGCCGCACGGGATGCGCAGACGTGGCTGGTGGGGCTCGGCGCGGTGGTGCTGCGATGAAGTACCGCGTCCTCGACCTGTTTTCGGGCATCGGCGGATTTTCTTTAGGTTTGGAGCGGACTGGCGGCTTCGAGACGGTCGCCTTCTGTGAAATCGAGCCGTTCCCGCGCCGGGTGCTGGCGAAGCATTGGCCGGAGGTGCCCTGCTATGACGACGTGCGAACTCTCACCGCCGCCCGCCTCGCCGCAGATGGAATTTCCGTGGATGTCATCTGCGGAGGCTTCCCCTGCCAAGACATTAGTTACGCCGGGAACGGCGCAGGGATGGAAGGGAAGCGAAGCGGACTTTGGTCCGAGATCGCCCGTCTCACTAGCGAACTACAACCCGCCTTCGTCATCGTGGAAAACGTCGCAGCGTTGCTTGATCGAGGGATGGGCCGAGTTCTCGGGGACTTGGCCGAAATCGGGTATGACGCGGAATGGCAGGTTATACGCGGCCCCGAAGTGGGCATTCCTCAAAAGAGGCCGCGCGTTTGGATTGTTGCCTATCCCGCACGAGATTGTCGCAAGCCGGTATTTCGTCAAGACCCCCAGCATGTTGCGGGCAATTTCGCGTGGCTGGATGGTCTTGGTTGGGTCGATGCCGACGCTCACCACGAAGGTGGTGGAGCGGGCGCCATGCCCATACTGGGACACCGCTCAAGGCCCGCGGTACCTGACCGAGAGCGAAGCGGAACGGATGACCGGCTATCCGGTGGGATGGACCGATACAAGGCCCTAGGTAACACGGTCCTCCCCCAAATCCCTGAACTAATCGGCCGCTCCATCCTCGCAGCGGAGGACGCATGATCCGTCAGGCCGCATTTGCACTTCTCATCGCCACGCCCACTGCCGCGGCTGAACTCCGCTTCGAGGAGACGCCCGAGGGCATCACCGCACACTATCACAACGATCTAACCCAATGGCAACCGGCACACTTGGTGGAGACATTCCGCTTCGACAGCAGCCGCGGCCCGGTGGTGTTCCAGCTAACCCGCACGCCCAACGATAGCTGCATTCCGATGCCATGCGCCGACCTCCTCGAGGTGATGGAGACGCCGCCCGGCGTGGTGGCGATCCCGGCGCAGATCGAACTCCCCGAACTGGCAAACACCGTCGTTCGGGTCGTCGAGTTTTCCGGCTCTTAAAAAAAGAGGGAACCTAATGCCTGACGCTTTGACAGACCACGACCGCGCCGCCATCGCCGCCTATACAGGCAAGGTGCAGCGCATCCCCCGCGGCGCCTCGTCCGAGATCACATATCAGTGGAAGAGCGGTGATCACGGGTTCACCGCCTCCCGCGGCAACTCCCCGCGCGAGCGCCTCGCGGCGAACTTTCGCATCCGGGACCGCGGCATCCGCATGGCCGCACTCCGCCAACGTGAGATCAACGGGGTTTCGCCGAAGCCCGCGATTGGGCGCGTGATGATCACGGACGATGCACTGAAGGCACGCCGGGCCGAGGTTCGGCGCCTGACAATGGAAGGGCTCCTCCAAGTCGAGATCGCCGAGCGTCTGGGCGTTCAGGCGTGCGTCATCACCTACGACATCCGCGTGATGCGCCGGGCCGGGGGCTTCCCGTCCGTCGACGAGTGCCGCGCCATTCGGCGCCGCCGGGGGCTGGCATGATGCGCAGTTCCGGCCGGAGATGGACTGAAGAAGAAAAGACATACGTGCTCGGGGGTCACGCCGCCGGGCTGAGTGACTACGAGATGGCCCGCACGCTCGGGCGCTCTCGATGCTCCGTGTCGTCGTGGCGGCTGGATAGGGCCATCGGCGCCAAGCGGACCCCGCCCGTTACAGTGGACAACTCCTCTGTTCCCAAACCGCTGAAGCCTCTGGGCTACAGCCCGGCGCAACTGCTCTGGGCGACGGCATACGAGGGCGACCGGCAGGCGGACCTCATCACTAGCCTACACACCGGGAAGCGCGTCGGGCGTGGCTACGGGCCGCGGACATGAGCCGCGACACCGTCGAGAGCTTCGCCAACGCCACTCTTGGCCTGCTCGTCAGCATCGCCGCTGTGCACGCCCTGCGGGCCGTGGGGGCGTGGGAGACGCTTCCGGCGTGGGCAGTGGCTGCGGTGTTCTTCTGCCTGTCTGTGGCCCGCGCACGGGCGCTCCGGGCGATTTTCAGAGGGCTCGACCAATGAGGACGCAACCCCGCCAGCCCACGCAAGCAGAGTGCGAGTATATCCGCTCATCTTTCACCTACGATCCCGAGACTGGCTGCATCGTCTGGGCGCGGACATGCGGGAAGGCCACCGCCGGTAGCGAGGCCGGCAATCTCCGGGGTTATGGCAGGAAGCCCTACCGGATCGTAGGGGCTTGCGGGCGGGACTTTCTAGCGCACCGCATCGCGTGGTTCCTGCACTTCGGCACGTGGCCGTCGCACCACATTGACCACGTCAACGGGGACGCCAGCGACAACCGCATTGCAAACCTGCGGCCGGCAACTCCGTCACAGAACGGATGGAACCGCGGGCCGCAGGTAAACAACACGTCCGGTTACAAAGGCGTCACCCGGTTCACACGGATGAAGACGCCGAAGTGGAAGGCCGAGATTGAGGTCAACGGCAAGCGTAAGCACCTCGGCCTTTTCGAGACGGCGGAGGAGGCGAGCAACGCCTACGAAGCCGCCGCCATGGAAGCCCACGGCGAGTTTCACCGGAGGGCCGAGGGTTGAGTGTGTCGGTTCACCACGGCGATTGCCGCGACGTGCTCGCGACGCTGCCCGAGGCGAGCATCGATGCGGTCGTCACCGACCCGCCCTATGGCCTCGAGTTCATGGGTAAGGGCTGGGACAAGGACGTCCCCGGCGTCGAGTTCTGGGCCGAGGTGTTCCGGGTGCTGAAGCCGGGAGCGCATTGCCTCGCATTTGGGGGCACGAGGACGTTTCATCGCCTCGCCTGCGCGATTGAGGATGCTGGCTTCGAGGTTCGTGACTGCATCTTCTGGACCCATGGGCAGGGGTTCCCAAAATCTCGCAACGTTTCCAAGGCGATAGACGCGGCGGCTGGTGTGGGTATCATCACCGCCCCAGCCACCCCTGATGCCGCCGCATGGGAAGGCTGGGGGACGGCGCTTAAGCCGAGCGTCGAGCCGATCTGCGTCGCCCGCAAGCCCCTCGGGAAGGGCCTCACCGTTGCCGCCAATGTCCTGCGCTTCGGCACCGGGGCGCTGAACATCGACGGATGCCGGATCGAGGCGAATGGCCGCCCGTTGAGAGAGAGCACCGGCGACCGCCCGCCCGTTAATGCGTTTGGCGGCTCGCTCAACGGCTCGAAGGCTGTCGGCGTCACCAACCTCGGAAGATGGCCGGCAAATTTGTGCCACGACGGCAGCGACGAGGTGCTGGACCTGTTCCCGGAGACGAAGAGCGGGGCGCTAAGGGCGGAAGTTCAGCGGGGCAAGTTCGGGGCGCATGGCGTCTACGGGCGAAGCAACGGGGGAGCAGACGGGACGGCTTATTCCGGCGACTCCGGCTCCGCCGCCCGCTTCTTCTACTGCGCCAAGCCAAGCAAGGCCGAGCGCGGCGAGGGCAACACCCACGTGGCGGTGAAGCCCCTAGCCCTGATGCGCTGGCTCGTCCGCCTCGTCACGCCCCCGGGGGGCACCGTTCTCGACCCCTTCGCCGGCTCGGGCACCACCGGTCTCGCCGCCGTGTCAGAGGGCTTCTCTGCCACGCTTATCGAGGCCGAGGCGTCCTACGCCGACATCATCGCCTCGCGGCTGGCTCGGGCAGCCCCCACACAAGGAACGCTGATATGATCCCCGACGTAGGTGTCCCCGTCGAACACATCCCCATGAACGGCGCGCAAATCGGCTGGCTCGCCGTCGCTCTCGTTCTCTTCGTCATCCTCTGCGCTATCGCGGTGTGGGACACATGAAGAACCGCCTCAACAGCGTCGCCCGGCGCACGCAAGCCCTGGACGGCACGTGGCACCCGAGCAGGAAGCAAGCCGAGCGCTGGAACGCCCTGTGCCTGCTTCAACGGGTGGGCGTCATCACCAACCTCGCCCGCGAAGTACCGGTAATCCTCCATGGCAAGGATGGCCCCCTGCGCACCCCCACAGGGCGCCCGATGATGTGGCGCGCCGATGCCGTCTACGACGAAAAGGGCGTCACGATCTACGAGGATAGCAAGGGCGTCATAACCGAAAAGTACGCGATGAAGCGGGCCGTTCTCGCGGCGCAGGGCGTGATCGTGAGGGAGACATGACGCGCATGCATTCGCAGTTCTGGCTCTGCACTGATCTGGAAACAGTCCGCGCCAACCTCGACAAGACCGACGCCGAGATCGCCGAGATGTTCGGCCGGACGCCCTGCGCGATCCTCGCCCTCCGGGTGAAGTACCGGATGATGAAATGCCCGCAACGGGCGCCCAAGAAGACGAGGCAGGCATGAGCCGGAAGCCGATCAATCCTAAAGCCGAGACATACGAAGACCTTATCGCGCTTCAGGAAGAGCGGATCGAGATGATCCTAGACCTTCACTATATGAACGAGGATCAGCCTCAGTGATCGGTTATCTCCGAGCGCAACGCGACCGCTTCAGGCATCACCTGTTTGCACGGGAGAAGTTCTGCCGCGGCTATGCGTGGGACTGGATGGTCGCCCAAGCGCGCTGGATGGACGGGCGGACAAACATCAAGGGGCAGACCGTGCCTCTCCTGCGCGGACAGTTTTCTCACTCTATCCGCTTCATGGCGGAGGCTTGGAACTGGCCAAAGTCCAACGTGATGCGGTTCATCGAGCGTCTCGAAACCGAAGCGATGATTAGGACAGACAATGGGACAGGACAGCTTGTCATAACCATATGTAATTACGACCAATATCAAACTGAAGCGCAGCCGGACGGGACAGCATCTGGGACGGCATCTGGGACAGCAGTGGGACAGCAGCGGGACAGCAGCGGGACAAAAAAGAAAGAAGGGAAAGAAGGGAAAGAAAAGGAAGAAGGAAAGAGAGAGGCTAAAGCCTCTCTTGTGCAATCGCGGTTTTCCGAGTTCTGGGATTGCTATCCGCACAGAGATGGGAAGCGGAACAGGGCAGGCGCCGAGAAGGCGTTCGCTAGGGCAGCGCGCCGTGTTTCTGAGCAAGTCATCATCGCCGGGGCCGAGCGTGCCCACGGCGACCGCCGGGTGCGGGATGGCTACGCCCGCGACCCGACAACGTGGCTGAATCAAGAAGGCTGGGCCGACGAGGTCGACCCGAACGTACACCCATTCCCGAACCGGAGGCAAAACGATGGCGAACGACTTGACGACCACCTCGACGCCCTCAAGGCCCGTCTCGCTGTACAGCGCCTCGAATGACCAACTCGACGCCATCCTCCACGGCCAGTGCAACCAAGGCCGGCTCGTGGACGCGCTCCGCGATCTGCTCAGCCTCTACTACCAGCCCAACGAGACGACGGACCAGCGCACCCGACAGATCGCGCTATTCGTGAAAGACCTCGCCGACATGTCAGACGCGACGGTGGGGTGGGCGATTGACGAATGGCGCCGGACCATGGATCGTCGGCCGTCCCCGGCTTCCATTCGGCAACTCTGCATGATGCGCCGGGCGGAGGCGTCCGCGGTGCTCGCCAAGCTGCGGCCCGCCGAGCCGGCGCCCTATGCAGACGCGAACATCACGCCCGAGGAGCGGGACAAGCGCGCGGCCATCCTGGAGCGCGTCGCCAAGGCGTCCGGCTTCGTCCAGACGCAGCACGGACAGTGGACGCTGCCCGAGGCCGAGAAGGACAAGCCGAAGCCGGTTCGGCACTGGAGCGAGACGGCACTGCCCGACGATCCCCGGTGGCAGATGCTGCGCAAGGCGCGAGCGGAGGCGAAGCTATGAGCGAAGCTAGCATCAAGGCCGAACTGAAGTCGATAATCGAAATGATGGAGTTCGATTTCTACGGGATTTCGACAAACTTGACGATGGCCAAGTCCGAAGAATTTGAGCGATACTACACCGGACAGAAGGCGGTTCTCGGGCAGTACCTTAGTCTGCTCAAGGACATGGTACGCAGGGCGGAGGCGAAGCTATGAGCGCCCCGGACTATGAACCGTGCCCGGCCTGCGGGATTTCCAACGGCATAATTGATGCCATCATCGCCACCGCCCGCCGCGAGGCACGGGAAGCGGCGCTAGAGGAGGTGGCGAGGTGGTGTCGCGCCGAGGCTGATCGCACGCACGGTGGCGACCCGGTATCGATCGGCCGCTGGCTGGCAATGGCTGATGCCGCCGATCTCGCTCTCTCCCTCCGCTCCAATCACGAGGTTGACGCATGAACCCGCTTCTCGGATACGTCGCCGGTCTATCCTGCTATCTGGGCTGGGTGGCACTGTGGAGCCCCTACGGCGACGCTACAGCGGCAACTCGCCCCATGCCGGTACGCCGCGACCCTGAACCGACATTGCCGTCTACGGTGCCTCACAGGCGCTCTGCGTGGACGGTGGAATGATGGGCCTCGTGTTCCTCGCGGTGATCGCCCTGACCTGCGCGATCTGGCTCCGGGGCGGACCATGAGCGCCGCTGTGAGGGTGGAGCGCATCGGCGACTGCACGCTGTATCTCGGGGACTGCCTCGACATCTTGCCGACGCTTGGCCCCGTGGATGCGGTGGTGACGGACCCGCCGTATGGGATCGGAGCCGCCAAGCGGGCACACAGCAATCTGGGAATGCCATCGAAAGATTGGGATTCAACGCCGGGCGAAGTCTCGTGGGTCGTGGCGATGAATCTGCCCGCAATCATTTGGGGCGGCAACTACTTCCCACTTCCGCCTAGCCGCCGCTTCCTTGTTTGGGACAAGACCCCGATGCCGCCGAGTTATGCATTCGGCGAATTGGCGTGGACCAACTTAGACGGAAACGCGGCGAAATGGTGCGGCAAAGTTGGGGATCAAATCCCGGTCGCGCAGCGCTCACACCCGACGCAGAAGCCCGTCGCTCTCATGGAATGGTGCCTCGGCTTCCTCCCCAGCGCCCGGACCGTCCTCGACCCCTTCATGGGCAGCGGCACCACCGGCGTGGCCTGCGCCAAGCTTGGCCGCCGCTTCATCGGCATCGAGATTGACGAGGGCTATTTCGAGACGGCCTGCCGGCGCATCGAGCAAGCCTACGACCAGCCCGACCTGTTCATCGAGCGCCCCGCCGCCCCCGTTCAAGAAGGAATGGACCTATGAGCGTGCTCGACATCCTGTCCGGTGCGGCATTGGCGGCACTCGGGATCGCTGTGGCGTGGCTGCTCTGGAAGGTGGGGCGATGATGCCGTCTCTCCGTGCTGTCACCCGCTGCGCGCCGAGGTCCACGCCCGCACCGATACGGGAACGGTTGGAGCCTGAGCCCCCGAAGGGGCTCAGGCTCCGAACATCAATCCCACTCAGGATCCCCGTCGAGCCGGTCCTCGCTGCGAGCGTGGCGATAGCCCCGCTTGTAGTCCTCGGCAAACTCGCCCGCCCTCGACGGCTCCGGCTTGAACTCATTCCAGTAGTCGTTGCGGCCCATGTAGTAGGCGTCGTGGGCGGAGTGGCTTTCGGTCTGGATGGTCATTTCGTCTCTCCCTCTGATGACTCCAACATAACGCCACGCGGGACGTTATGCAAGGGGAAAAGCAACGCAGGGCAGATTATTTTTCCGCCCTCCGCGGCTTCCCCTTCGGCCACCCTCTCGGCTGCGGCGCCTGTGCCTGCAGCGCCTCTACCTCCGGCCGGAACGCCTCGACCTGGGCGTCAAAGCGCGCGCCGGCCGGGTTCGTCTCGGGGAGCCACCCGCTGTGAAAGCGATAGCCGGCGTCGTTCAGCCGGCGCTTCTGGGTCTTGCGGTCGGTCATTCCTTACCCCTGTGCCATGCGTACAGCGGGCATTCGGCCCCGTCGGTCACGGCGCGGCCAGCCAATCAAGATGCCGCGATAT